ATAAGTGATTACGAGATTGTTAGCTTCCATAAGTCGATAGGACGACCCAAGCTTGACTACCTCTGAGAGAAGTATCATTGGTCTACTAAGGCTGGTCCTAATGGGCCAGGACTGCAAGGGGCACTAGCGGATTTAATTGGAATCAAAGACTCACCAATATTGGACAGTCTTCGAACCTTTTATCCCGCTGATGCTCCTATATGACGGTTGTTAAACGTCATATCGACGCCTCTATATCAGCTTACTCTAAGCTATTTCAAAGTCTCTTACAAGAGGCTAAGAAAGCTTTCAGTTAAAGAAGATAAGGAGACCAAGAGCAGAATCTTCGCGATACTTGACTATTGGTCACAGTCGGCCTTAAGAACTCTCCATAAGCAGTTGTATCAACAGCTTAAGAGACTTCCCGGAGACTGTACCTTTAATCAAACTAGATTAAATTCTAGTTTCGCGAAAGACCTTAGCAGATCTTCAAAATTCTATTCTTTCGATCTCTCGGCAGCGACAGATAGATTCCCTGTTGAAATTCAACAGCGTCTCTTATCGTTGCTTACGAGTCCGGAAGTAGCAGAATCTTGAAGGCAAATAATGGTTTCGGAAGAGTTCTATCACAAAGGAAGATCATACAAGTATTCTTGTGGTCAACCTATGGGAGCGTACTCTTCTTGAGCGTTATTTGCTCTATGCCATCACATGGTAGTACACGTAGCAGGTTTGAGAGCTGGCCTTACGGCTAAGCAGACAAAACATTGCTACATGCTACTAGGTGACGACATAGTGATACATCACGACGAGGTAGCTTGTCATTACAGAGACATCATTCATTCCTTAGGAGTTGAAATCTCTGAAGTGAAGACTCATATATCAAAAGATAGTTTTGAGTTCGCTAAGAGATGATTCTCCCGAGGAGTTGAAGTGTCACCATTTCCAATCGCGGGTGTCTTCGAGACGATGAAGTCTTGGCCATTACTGGTCGAACTTCTTAGTCACGAAGTACCTTCGAGAGGATATGAGTCTGTACTTGACTTAAGCACCCGGTTAGATTCCTTGATCCAAGTGTTCGATCACAAACGTTTAGGTCAACAAGTCCTAAAACGTTTAAAGATCTACACTTTACTACCTTGTTGGTATTCAGATGAGAGTAAGGCTGTCGACGCCCTTAGGCGCTGACACTCCCTAGTCAAATCTGCAATGCCTTTCTTCCCTGACAAAATCTTGAGAACAGCGACATTAGCTGCTCAAACGATTGTTAGGAAAGAGGTAGGATCAGGGATTAAGCGAATTCAAACTGAATACTTTGATTTATTTCAAAAAGTATATAAGTTTGAAATCGCGGGTTCTAACCACCTACCCTCGTCCTCGACTACACTGATTCCATGAGACATCCCGATGATAGCGCTCGTTAAAGATATTACAGAGCGTGGTCATCAAGGTTTAGTCCGTGGACCAGGTGAGCCTCATTGGTTAGATTTCTGAGAATCTTGGAGGTCATTAGAT